ATCACCATCTTGAGTCCACTCATCATCTTCAACTGTAAAAGCAAAAGACGATTCGTACAATAAACCTCTACGCATAAGTTCAGCGACATCGTTACCTGTAGAAGTGTTTGGTAAAGTTCCATCATATCTTAGTCCCCTCTCATCTAGTGAGAGTTTTAGAGTACCACCCTGATTTCTATCTAGGATAGCGTTCATATCGTGATTATAAGTAAGAATCACATTATCATCCAACCGACCATCAAAAGCGTTTCTTGATATAGTTTCTCTGAAGCCTAAATCTCTACTTTCGTGGTCGAACAGAGCTGCATAACCACTCACACGATAGTCCTCAGACTCATCGTCTTTACGAACTTCGCATTGAGAGGTAAATACTCTGATTTCTTTATTGTCTTTCATACAAGTAATATTTATATGTTTTTAATACCGGGCTATTACTCAGCCAAATCCGTTCTAGATGTTGCCTCTCCTAGTTTATCTAGTGGCATCATATTAGATTGCATATATACTTTTTCACTTTCTTGACCCATTGGATTCATTTCTTCTAATGAACGAACTTCATCAGGACTCATAACACCAATGTTTACTAAAGTTCTGTAATAGTCAGCTCTACTCTTAGTATCACCTCTTAGTAAAGCAGTTACGTTAAACTTAAAGTATTCTACACCTCTTTTCTTAGAAGGTATTAGCTTAGAATTTAATTCACTTTCAATTCTTTTCAACCACGGAGTAATAGTGTGAGATACAAAGTGTATTTGTTGAGCTTCAATAGAGTTGTAACTTGCTTTAGCTACATCATTAACTAGGAAGTTCGGCACTCTAAATATTCTACATATATCACTTACTTGATATTCTCTTGATTCTATAAACTGTGCTTGATTGTTAGGTACAGTTCTAGAAACCCATTCCATACCTTCTTCAAGTATTGCAGTTTTACCTGCGTTTACTGTACCTGAGTAATTAGAGTTCCAAGACTCCTTTAATCTTTTTGCAGTTTCCGGTTTAAGAGTCCCCGGATGTTTTAGTATTCCTCCTAACTGTGAGCCATTCTTAAACCAAGACCCTGCGTGTTTTTCTAGTGATAAAGATATACCCAATGTTTCGGCTGCTGCCTCTATTGGAGATTTACCCTCAAGACCATCAAAGGATAAACCTTTAACGTGAATCATATTTACTGATTGCACTTTTCCTACTATTGGGTAGGGTGTATCAGCGTTTTGGGTAACTTCATAGTAAACTTCCCTCCCATCAGGAGATGTATAAACCTCTATATCATCATATTGTATTGGGTGAAGGGCTATTGGTAAACCACCTTGATTTCTTTCTATGTAAGCACAGAAATTACCATCAAAGGATAAATCAACTAATACTCTTTCAAAGAACATAAAAGAGTTGTATAAAGGAGAGGGTTGCTCACCCACCAAACTATTTAATGGATTGTTGTTGAGTTTTACTTTTCTATCATTTTCATCTTTAGAATAAAGACAGATGGGAAGGGAAGCTACTGTTTCTGATAGCACTCTTACGCAAGACCATACAGTAGCGATTCTAATTGCTTGTTGCTTAGATACCGCTTGTCCCGATGAATTACCAAAAATGCTAGTTAGTATTGTCTGACCGAATAGAGAACGAGATTCTGAATCTCCCTCTACTTTCGTGTTTCTTTTAAAAAAATCGAATAAACCCAAAGCTCTCTGAATAGTTATACATTAATAAATAGTAAAAAGTACCAAATACTGAACTAAATTTTCAACATTTTTTCAAATTTTTTAATGATTTAGCCAATGTTTTGTAGATATATCTCTCCGAAACACCCTTTATTTTAGCTATTTCAGAGATTTTAAGGTCATATTCATACCTTAACATTATTAGGTCTTTACTGAATTTGTTGTCTATTTTTGTTGCTTTTTCCCATATTTTATCTGCCGAATCATCGTAATCGTCATATACCGGAGCATCCTTGAGACCCTTATCCCTGTATTTCTTATGAAAAGGAGAAGTATTAGACCATACTTGATTAGTCGTAACCCTAGCAACAAAATATCTAAACTGATTAGTTTCATATAGTGATTCAATCGTCTCATCTAATTGTGTAAGTAAAATTATGTTAATTTCTTGTACTAAATCATCTAAAAGATGGTAGTCTTGATTTCTACCTGCTACAGAGGCACAAATTTCTCTTATAACAGGTTGCTCTTTTGCGATTATTTCGCTTTTAGATAAAGAATATTTCCCTGTCATCATAAGCTGAACCACCTGAATTTTTATTTTGCATAGCCTCACTAAGTCCCATAAGACAAGCTACTACACCATCTATCTTTTCGTTTGATTTTGCTTTGTTTGGTTTTACGTTACCTGCCGGGTCTAATGCTAAAACTATGTTAGACATCATCCATCTTAGGACCGGATTACCTCCGTGTCTTATGCTTTTACTTAATACTAAGCCTTCAAATTCTTTTGTAGCAGGAGACATAGTTCTAAATCCTTGACCTACAGGTATCATTGGGCAACCTTCTTCCGTAAGGTCTATAACAATTTGTGAAGCGTTCCATCTATCGTAAGCTATAATCTGTACATCGAACTTTTCACATATTTGTCTTATTTTTTCTTTGATGTAGTTGTAATCGCAAACATCTCCCGGAGTAAGTTCTACATAACCCTCTCTGTGCCATTTAATGTAATCAACCTTATCTCTTTCCGACCTCTTATGTGCGTTTTCAGATGGTATAAATGAGTGTAAGATTATATCGTAACAACCCTCGTCATCCGGGAACAGTAAAGCTAAACAAGTAACATCTCTAGTAGAGGCTAAATCTAAACCAACATAACAAGGTTTTCCTATTAATCGTGATTCTAGAACCTCTACATCACAATCCATCCATTTTTCATCACTTATCCATCTAGTTTCATTTGCTACCCATTGGTTTAGGTGTAATCTTCTAAATGTGTTTTCGTAAGATGGTTCGTTTTTAGCTTTTACTGCTTGTTGTTTCATATATTCCTCAGTTATGATAGTACCATAACCCGGATTAGCTTTTTTCCATACTTCTTCATCAAAAATATCTGCGTTCTTGTCAGCTTCGTATATAACACCTAAAAACGACTCATCCTTTATTACTCCATCTATTAATTTTTTAGAGTAATCGTAAAGCTCTTTACAAATGTGGTCCTTTTGGTGTCCTGCACCTGCAGTAGTAATACCTAACATAAGTGGCTCTTTCCTTGCACCCATAGACGTAAGTAGTACATCGTAGAGGTCTCTGTTTTTGTGTGAATGAATCTCATCTAACAAACAACAAGACAGGTTAAGTCCGTGTTTTGTATCTGCATCTGCCGAGATAACTTTGTAGTATGAACCCACTCTATCGTATGTAATAGAGTCCCTGTAAGTGTTAGCTCTTTTATCTAACTCAGGTTCTTGCAATATCATTTGCTTTGCAATAGAAAAAGATAGCCTAGCTTGTTCCTTGTCTGCTGCTGCTGATACAATCTCTGCTCCTTTTTCACCATCAGAAAATAACATATACAAAGCGATACCTACCATTAAGTTTGTTTTACCATTCTTACGAGGTATAAAAACAAAGCATTGCCTAAATTTTCTAAGATTAGTTTCTTTAGACTTCCAACCAAATAGAGGCTCAATAATATCTTTCTTTTGCCATTCTTCAAGAATAAACCTTTGCCCGGCTAAATCTCCCTTAATGTGTTTACAAAAAGTTTGTATAAAATCTACTGCTCTTTTTGCTGACTTCTCATCAAAATAAAATTTATCTTCGTTTATGTGATGTAGATTATTCATCGCTATTAAAGAAGTTTTCTATTCGTATATCAGGAGTACCTACCTGAGACTCTATAGCATTCACCTTAGCTCTACTTGATGGTGTTAAACCAAATTCTTTAAGTAGTTGAAAAACTCTTGTGAAGGCTTGATTGGCTATAGCAACTTCAGGTCTTTGTATTGACTTTGTGTGTCCTTCTCTAGATGTTACATCTTGAGTTGGTCCTAATTTGTTAATTACATCTTTAGCTTGTTTGTAATCTCCAAAAGCATCACAAAGTAAAGTAAGCGATAATTCATCCGCTTGTGTAAGTACGGACATATCGTGCAATATCTTAGCTAACTCAACAAAAGACTTTTGCCCATCCTCCGATAGCCAAGTTGGTACAGGAGGGATGTTTAAGGGAGAAGTTGGTTCGTTAGGGTTCATTCTATCGTTCCGTAGTGTCCCTCTTTGTCTTTTTATTTCTGTAGGTAATCTTTTCATTTTGGCTAACATACAAAAAATTATTTATATAAAAAAATAAATAATCATTTTTTTTCTTTATCCTTTATCTTTGTCCTTATCCTTATCCTATATATATAGGGGTATGCTTGAGGTCAAAGTAGGGGTATCGTTGAGGTCAAACAAGGGGTATGCTTGACCCCTAAACTTTAATTGCTTGATTTACAGAGATTTATCACTTTTTTCTGTTTTTTTTCTGTTTTTTTTTGTTTTTATGTTAGACTTTTGTACATTTGTAGAGTAATTACAAATAAGGCATAGAGTGGTGGTGTAGCTCTTAATAATCTCGTTCACCTGATAATACTGTCGTACAAACTTGAGCCTTAAATTAGGAATAGTACGAACTACTATTTAAAATATAACAAGTCGGTTATAATCCTTATTGCTTATAGTTTAATGCAGAACACTTAGGACTATAGTTTGTGGTAATCTAGAAAACTAAGAGGTGTGGGTTCAAGTCCCACTAGGCAAACAAAACGAGAGTACCAAGCGTGAGTTGGGCAAAACAAGTCCTACCTTTACTTTAACATAGTGGTTTATTTTTCAGTAGGTAGGCAATTTTAAATCTTCGGATTTAGAAAATCAGCGTTTGAGAATGAGGGGAGCTGTGGGGGTTTCCCCTCAATTTCTAAAAACTAAAGTTATGGCAGAAAATTATATTTATGCAGTAGCAGTAATTTTGCCAATTTGCTACATACTAGCAATGTACTTTACAACTAAGTAGGGTGGCGAAATAGGCAAACGCACCCACCGGTCTCGTGGGCGAAGAATGTAGAGATACACTTCTTGTAGGTTCGAGTCCTACCCCTACTGCTAAAATATATACATATATGAGTAAGTTTGAATGTAGTTTGTGTGGTAAGCACGTTGAATTAACAAAGCACGTTATTAAAGTTGTAGATGGTAAAGTTGTTTGTCCGGATGCAAAGTGTTGTGATGAGTATATGGAAAGTGTCAAAGAAAACAAAGGATTTGGTGGTATTATAAAAAAACCAAACGGAACAGTAAGCGGTAAATTTTAGTTATGGATGATATAGCTTTTACTTTCGCATTTGGAATTATAATGTTTTTGCTTGGCTCGTTCCTTGTAGATATAAAAGACAAATAAGCACTTTCGGGTGTTTTTTTTTGCTCTATAAAGTAGGGTAGGGGAGACCCCATTTAATTCCTAATTACTGACAGGGTGTACAGAGAGG